GGCAAGCTAATCTTGACGATCTACTCACCCAACGGCCCGGAGGAGTGGTTAGAGTTAAATCCCCCAATGCCGTTACACCACTTGTTACTCCACCACTAGAGCCTTACTCCTTCCAGATGCTTGAATACTTGGATAGTGTACGGGAATCTAGGGCTGGTGTATCAAGGATGTCTCAGGGCATGAATGAGAACGCCCTGACATCCCATACCACGGCAACTGCTGTCAACGCCGTTATGAACGCCTCACAGAGTAGAGTGGAGTTGATTGCCAGGAACTTTGCCGAAACTGGCGTAAAAGATTTAATGATAAGGATATATGAATTACTTTATAAGAACCAAGACAAAGAAAGAATGGTTATGTTACGCAATGAGTGGATTCCGGTACGCCCTGATGTATGGAATGATAAGTATGATTGCACTGTGTCTGTGGCTCTAGGTCAGGGCAATAAAGATCAGCAGATGTCGCACCTCTCTCAGATGCTACAGTTTGCCTCGCAAGCAATGCAGGGTGGATTGAGAATAGTGAACGAGCAGAATATGTACAACCTAAGCGCGTCTCTGGTGAAAGCTATGGGTTTCCAAAATGTGGGAGACTACCTAACTGATCCCTCACAGATTCCTCCTCAACCTAATCCACAGGAACAACAGCAGCAGATGGAATCACAAATTAAACAGAAGGAATTGGAAATCAAGGCCGCAGAAGTTCAGATCAAGGCTCAGAAGATTCAACAGGAGTATGCAAAACTACAGATAGATTCTCAGTTGAAACAGCAAGAGTTAGACCTTGAACGTGAACAGAAACGTGCCGTAGCTATAGGAGCCACATGACGAAGGACGAAAAGCTGAGAAGGGCAAATTCCCTTCTACATGACCCATTATTTAACGAAGCGTTTGATGTATTAAAGAAAGATTTACTGAACCGTTGGGAGTCCAGTGGTTCACCAGAAGTTGAGGCCAGAGAGTCTATCTGGCTTGCAATGAGACTGCTTGATAGGATTCATGCACATATATCGTCCATAGTTGAAACTGGGCGCATGGCTGAAATCTTAGACAAGCAACACCCATTCATTTAAGAGGAATTTAATTATGGCGGATACGCAAACTGCCCCGCAACCTAGTGGCTTACAGCCCATCCCCGCGCTGGGTGGAAGTATAACAGAAGCGCAAGAGGCACTACTCAGTCTGGAGGAACCTGAAAAGGAAAAACCAATAGAAGAGGAAGCCGCCCCTACTGAAGAAGAAGAGTCTACTGAGGAAACTCAAGACGAATCATTGGAAGAGGAATCTGAGGAAGAATCTGATTCAGAAGATGAAGAAGAGGAAGCCGAAGAGTCTGATGAAGATGCTGACGAAGAAGAACCCCTATTCACTGTCATGGCGAATGGCAAGGAAGAGGAGGTAACCTACGACGAACTCATTAAGGGATATTCCCGCCAATCAGATTATACCCGAAAAACTCAAGAACTATCCAACTTAAGGCAGGAGTACGAAAGGGGCGCACAACAGTACGCCGAATCATTGCCAGAGTTACAGAACTTGAAACAGCAGTATTCACAGGCTTTAGGGAATGTGATCTCTAATTCCGTAGCAGGACTTGAGCGTTTCAACATAGATTGGAACAAACTTAGGGAGGAAGATAGGGAAGAATATCTCGTAAAGAGAGAGGAGTATCGTGAAGCGCAGGATCAGATAAGAGGCTTCCAAGAAAGGAAGTCTCAGGAAGATCACGCGATCCAAGAGGAATCCCAGAGGAACTACCGTAGCATGGTAACGCAAGAACACCATCGAATGGTTGAGCAAATTCCAGAATGGGCAGACCAGGAGGAGCGAACTAAAATCTCTGCTGATATTAAAAGCTATGCAACCTCAAAAGGATTCACTAATGATGAGTTGGCTACTTTAGCAGACCATCGATACTTACTTACCTTAATAAAGGCGATGAAGTACGATAGCTTGCAGTCATCTGATATTAAATCCAAGAAGTTAAAAAACAAACCTAGGGTTGTACGCTCTGGAAAGGGAGTGGAAAAATCACAAACCGACTCAAAAGCGAAGGCTGCACAAATGAAACGTCTTCGGGGAACGGGGCATCTTGATGATGCGTCTGTACTCCTAGAGGATTTTATAGACATTTAACTTAGGAGGGAAATGCTATGGCAGTTCCGGCAGATACAAGGGAAACCTATGGTGCTATAGGCATCAGGGAAGACCTATCAAATATTATATACAACATCAGTCCAATGGACACCCCATTTCTAAATGGTTGTGGGCGCGGTTCTGCGGATAACACCACGTTCGAGTGGCAGACAGATACGTTAAAGACGGCCGCCAATAATATGCAGCCCGAAGGTAACGATTATGCTTCTACTGCCGCGACAGAGCCAGTCCGTTTGACTAACTTCACCCAAATCTCCGCAACGCAAGTCCAGAGTTCTGGAACTGCTGAAGCAGTGGATTTTGCGGGTCGTAAGTCAACTCAGGCTTATCAGCTTGCCAAACGCGCTAAAGAAATGAAACGCGACATGGAGTTTATGCTGCTTGAGGGCACGCCTAAGTCCATCGGTTCTTCTGGCTCTGCTAGAAACACCGCTGCCTTTTCAACTTGGATTGGTACGATTGATGTTGCTACATCAAATGTTGTTGCCGCTTCTACTGGAGGTGGCTTGACTAACAATGGTAGTAGTTCTCCTGTTGTCGGTCCAGACGGTACTACAGAGGCAGGTACGGGCGGTGCTGATACAGCCATTACCATTGCTTTGGTCAACAATGTTGCCGAGCGCATATGGAATTTGGGTGGAACACCAGATACTATTTTGTGTGGTGGCGCGGTAAAGGGTACTATCAGTAGTTCAACTGTTGGTGGCGCTGTGGTTGCTGAACCCAGAGCCAATCACGGAGGGTCCGGTCCTATCACGGCTGTAAATGCTGTTGATGTTCTTGTTACGGACTTTGGCACGTTTAAGGTTGTACCTGATCGGCACATACCTGCTACTCAGGTTGACTTTGTAGACTTTGACCTTTGGTCGGTTGATTATTTGCGTCCATTCCGTACAGAAACTCTCGCCAAGTCTGGTGATAGTGTGAAACAGCTTTTGATTGCTGAGTACGGTTTGCGAGCTAAGAATGGCAACGGAAGTGGCCAGTTAAAGAGCGCAATCTAAACAGTCTTGGTTTAGCCCCCTCCGGGGGGCTTTGCCTCAAAGGAGAAATAAGATGGCACATATTGGACAACCGCCTAGCAAGGGCACCGCAACCGCTATTGGTCC